AACCAATTCTGCTGTAGAAGCCGTAGCACTAAGTCTGGCCACACCACCAGTTAGTGTGATATTCTCAAGGGCATTACCAGATGCTTGATTAATATCATAAGCAGAATATACATCTTGTGCCGCTTCCCACAAATCCGCAAGCGGCGCTGAGAATAACTTGATAAACCTGCCAAGGACAGATGTATCGGATGTGTTTACAATATCACCCGGCTCAACCAGAGAAGCAAACTCACTTTCTGCTTTGGCCTTCAGTTCAGCAATAATATCATTCAGGCGTTTTACCGTGAAGCCTGTATCAGAAAGTCCAGCCACTTATGTTCTCCTTAGTTGGTTGGCGTAAGCACAAATGTAATAGCAGAAGATATAGCTCCATCTTCAGTCCTGACACGGAATGAGCAACTGAACTTGCGATCAGCGGAAATGGAAGATGTGTAGGAAACAATCTGTAACGCATCTGGCTCTTTGAGTATGGCGTCTTGAATAAGGGCATCTACAGCCATCTTGCTTCTGTTCTTCCCCATCACCCGATTCCACCAGTCAATACCTAATGTGTTATCCATAAACCATTCCCCTTGGAATGTGTTCAACCGGATACGCAAACGTTGTGCCAAATCTTCAGCACCAATGCCGGTGGTTTGTGCATCTCCGTTGACAAGAGAAATGTCCCCATCTTCATCTAGTTTAATGTCCATGTGTGTCTACACCCCTCTTGTTCTCATTATCTTATATAGCCCTTGCATTGCAAATTGATAAACGATCATCTACCTATACTACCCTACCCCTTATCATACAGCCATTATTTCCATATACAGGGTTAAGGGGTTGGAAGGGTTAGGCTGCAAGATTGGAACTGGTTGGCCTTATCATTAATTTTGTCAATCAAGGTAGTGATTGCTACAGTCCTTGCAGCAAGCTGTGTCGGGTAGACAAGGGCTGGCGCATACAAGGGTGTCAACACTCCATCTATCAAGCCGGTAATCCAGTCCAATACATCATCAATAGATGCAGGGGCTTCAAGTAAAGCTGCAATTGGTGCAAGATTATCAAGCTGGTCTTGGATAGCTGTATTTTCAGCGTACAGAGAGGTGAGGATACGTTCTGCTGTTTCCTGTAGTTCCGCACAACTACCAACCTTATCAATGTCGTCACCAAGTTTTTCATACTGATCTAGGTTAATGACACCGGAGCCTTGTGGATTCATGTTTACTTCTCTTAAATAATGTTGGTAATAATGCCGTCTGTTACAGTTACAATCTGGCCTAATGGGGTGGTGAAACTGCCAGTAGCACCTACACCAACAGTAACACTTCCTGTATTGATAAGATTGCCATCAATTTGTGTGGACGAGGAGATGTCAATCTGGTTACCATTAATCTCTATTTTCCCTGTTTGTTTCATCCGTAGTTCACATTCAGCCGATGTGCCTAAGTTATGGAACACAACCAAATCATCTGTTGAATGTGGCAGTGTGTGCTTAGACACTTGGTTGATTGCAGAGCCAAACGGGAACAAGCCGGGAATGGCTATTGCATCTCTCTTATCAAATCTGCGATAATCGGATGGTGGTTGAGCAGAGCCATCACCACCCTTAAATACGTCCATACACGACTGGGCAAACACTATCAAAACTGTATCGCCCGCATGAACAGGGAACACAACAGCGGAACTTGAAGATGACGGATACATCAACGGAACAGACAGTATTGTTGGGAACTCTTCACTATCATCCCAATCAGGGAATACGGCATTAACCAAAGGTTTCACAGACACTCTTTGTTCACCAGCATTTTCTACCATCATTACTTTTGCAGGGATAGCTGTGAAGATATTCCGCATTTGGTATTCAAACAAAGACTTCGTAGCACTCTCAAACGTCATGTCTGTCACGTTATTTCCTCTTATTCCAATTCATCTGCATTGACGCTATCGCCCCACAACTCCATACACCACTCACCGCCCCTGCTGTCACCCTTGAATGTAACAGAGCGAGCACGGTAGAAGGAGTTGAACATATCATCGTCCGTAACCACCTTAAACAGCCCATTAGGGCGTATTTCAGGATTGAGTAATGCCTTCACCCGGATTCCGTATCGCCTAGCCTTAAAACGGCTTACCTTGCGTGGTGTTCCGTCCTTCTTTGGCTTCAACACTTTCGTAGGCGGAAGAAATTGTTCATTCTCTTTGTCTAGGGCTTGCCCTGTAGCCTTGCTCACTTCCTCACTATCAATGTAAGGGATGTCGAGTAATCCACTGTCCTTGGACAAGATGATAGCTTTCTCTTGCTCCCCGCCATTCAAGCTATAACGGTCGGTGACAATTAGTTCGTTGTCAATGATCTTCCATTCAATAGCGAACGTAGAGGCAATCTCATCCAGCACTTGTTTCCCTGTCCCGTAAGCCGGATAGCCAAACTGACATTTCAGATTACGCCATTCCCCTTTATTTGATTTAGAAAAGGCTAGGTCAAGTTGCTTGGCAATCTCTGCCACCACATTCTCAAGGTAAATATCAACAGGAAATGAGTAATTCACTTTCTTGATTGCAAGGTTTGTGAAGTTGGGGGCTAATTCAAACGTTGTTATTCTATCAGCGCCCTGTTTCGTTGTTCTTATATTGATGACATCCCCTGTCACAATATTCTTGATATTGCCTTTATACCCGGCTGTCAGTGTCAGTGTCCCGTAGCGAGTGTTGATCTTCTTCAATGTATCGTCTGACAGGTTGGAAATGGAAACTGTTCCCTTGTTTGTCTTTTCCTTGTTGTCCACATACATCTCAATGTCAAACTGGATACGAAGGGAATCAACTTGAATGATGGTACCATCTTCCGGGTTCTTAAATGTGAGCAAGTAATCCCTGTCCCACTGAACATTTTCATACTGCACAGCCATTTAATTACTCCGTTTATGCTACGTAGCTAAACACAAAACTATCAGAAATACTCTTCCGAGTATCAGCATTATCGTTTATTGTATCTGAAATAGGTGTCATGTAGAAAACACCTGTTAATCCATTTGCGTACATAGTACTGGTCTTCATTGGGTACATTGCAATACACTTCATACCTTCAATTACAGAAGTACCATCTTGCAGTTTAACTGTAAAATGATAGTGTTCTGTTCGGTAGTTCCAGAAGAAAGAAATGTTACACAAGATGTTTTCCAAATTAATAGAGAAAGAGAACGCCACATCGTTCGTTACAGGGATGTATGTTGATGTAATCATTGAGTGGCATTCCTCTTACGCTTGGCTTCAATATCTTGTCTTAGCTGAGCGTTCGTGGCTTGCGCCTCTTGGCTCTTATCTACCCAGTATTCGTATCCAGCGTTGCTTTCTCTTTCTTCCGTAGACACTGTACCTTTTGTACCAGCCACATTTCCTTTACCGGCTATGCCAGTGCCTTGACCAGCTACTGTCGTAGGTGTGATCTTATCTGCTTCTGCTTGTGTCACCTTGACTTTTACAACGTTCACTTGCTCAATAGAGATATTGGGGTAGATTGCATACCCACCATCCGGGGATGTATCAAAAGACAAATCTGTAATAACGCAGTTTTCATATCTTTCGATCAGTGAGTCTTTCTCTCTGACAATATACGCAAGAACTGTTACAACTTCCTTTCCACGTTGAATGGCAATCAATCGCTTTCGCACAACATCCATTGATGCTTTTACAGAGGTGTTGGTATCGTTATCTTTGCCAGCGTAGTCACTCGGTACTGGCTCATTGGAGAGTGCAGGACTCCCATCTATACCCACCCTTCCCATACTGCTTGTTCGATTATAATCATAACCGGGAACAGCAACATTGGCCGCATCTTTCAATGGATTCCAGAAGTTATAATCAGTGACAACACCCTGAATCCGAATCTTCAGGTTCTCGGTAATAATGTTGTCACTAATCTTGCTTCCATCCTCTACAGGATGACTTGTTACACTTCCTCGATAGGATTCAGAAAAGGACAGGATGCTATCAAACAGGATAACATCATTGTTTTGTGTTTTTATGACGTAAATCATGTTGTATTTATTCTCCTGTCATTCCTTGTTATCCAAATACACCTAATCCACCAAGTCTTAATCCCTGACCAACACCAACACCAAACTCTCTTATATCCCCCTGCTGTAACGCATCTTTAGCCGAAGTTGGAAGTTCGTTGAAATTGATGTCGAAGTTCATTATAGAGGATTGTGGTTTTTCCATTGCAGGGGTTGCAGGTTTCTTAGGCTCAGAATAAAGGTTTGCTGAATTATTATCAAGAGAGATATTCTGATTAATCCATCCAGCAGCCTCACCAATACTTACACCTACAGCATTTACACCTTTAGCCAGATGACCAATTCCGGGCGTGTTCAAAAAAGCATTTCCTATGTTCCTGAACGATTGAACAGCACTGTATTCGAGATCAAGCCAGAATGACTCGACCCTCAACATTACATTTTCAAGACTAAGCATCAAGAATGTCAGTGCAGTTTGTACTGTATACACCCAGTTCTTATCTCCATTGATATATTCATCAATGGATTTGAACACGTACAAAAACCCCGTTATAACGGCTGTCAACTTTATCATCGCACCATGCGCTGCCCATACACCCATAACCCACCAGCGAAGCATTAGTGCTGAGCGATATGCGGATTGTCCGGCCAAACCTAAAGCAGCAGCGAGAGCTACCGTTGCGGCTGTTGTGGCTATGACAGCACCATTATCCCCAACCACTTTGAACAACTCTGTAAACTTTTTTGCAGTCCATGCAAGCAATTTGAACAACGGTGTCAACACTGTAATAAGTTTAGTCAACAACCCGAACATCTCAGTCAACAATTCATCCAAGCCGCTTTCCATCATTACTTTGGAAAACTCTCGCATTTTGTTGTTGAATCGTTCTTGTGCGGCAGCAGACATCTTCAGTTGCTTTTGGAACTCAGGGGAGGACTGTGCAAAAACACCCATCGCTTCCATTGCCTTAACAACAACGTCAGTGCCAACTTGCCCGTTCTCCATCATCTTGAACAGACCTTGAACATCTGTCCCTGCGGCTTGTGCAAAGTATTGCATCACACCAGCGGCGTGTTCACCTAACTGTCCCTTCAATTCTTCAGAGCTAACTTTTTGCTTGTTGAACATCTGTTCAATTGCTTTGTTGGCAAGGTTAATCTTTTCAGCACTCATTCCCAACAAACGGAAATAACTTTGAGCACCTTTGAAACTCTTCTGAAGAACGTCTGTTCCAAACTGAGCTTTACCGGACATAAACATCTTGGCATAGCTTTGTCCCATATCCAGTATGGAAATACCAAGTTCATCTGCTGTCTGTTTTACAAACTTCAAATTACTATTGAATGTCTGTGTATCGCCGGAGATTGCTTTGAGCATATTCTCCATCTGCATCATTTCACGACCTGTGGCAACCAATTCCTTAAATGCGTATCCACCAGCAACAGCATTAAACAACCCCATACCTGTAGGGAGCATAGGGCGTAGGAACGCAGCAGGGCCGGTCTTGGCAATACCAGATGCTCTCCCCCAATATCCTATGTACTGATTGGCTTCACTTCCGCCACCGCTTCCACGAGGTCTTCCTGCCCCTTCTCTAGCACCACCGTAGCCGCCTTGCCCTTCGCTAATAGCACTGCGAGGGACTTGGCGGAAACGACTAATACCTGCTGTAGCAGCTTTCAGTCTTTCAAAGTTGACAGCTAGTAATCCAATAGCACTGGCATATTTTACAACTTCATTTTCGCGTCCAGTAATGGCTTGATGGAGTTTGAATATAGAAGATGCAAAACTGTCAGCCCAGTGTTTGGATCGTTCAGCCTGCCCGCTGACAGCGGTTTGCATATTGTTGAGATGTACAACGCTCTTCTCAATCCCCTCCATCCATTTCGTAACACCCTTGGTGTCAGTAATTTTCTGGAAGGCTCTGAATTGTGCGGACAACCCCCTAAGCTGGTTCTTCAGGTTCCCTGTTTGTATAGCGGCTTCTTTCAGGCTTACCTTCAGGTCAGCCATCTCCTTACGGAACTCAGTCAGGCCATCCTTATCTACCTTAAACCCTACAGTAGCAAATAGCTTTGCCAGTTCCATGCGCTTTCTCCGTCACGTTATTCTTGTTTTTGGCTTCTGCGCCTACTATCCTCTCTCAAGGCAGCATTTACATCCATCATTTCCAGCATGTCATAAAAGTCGGGAACGCTGTACGCTGTCTGAAGTTCATTGTACGTACAATATCTTTCTTCAGCAGACAAGAGATTGAGGATACGAATATCAATTGTAAACTTCTCTTCAATCTCTTTGTACAGTCGTCTTGTACCTGAATCTAATTCAGACTCGCTAGAGTTTAAGCCCCGATGCCTAAACCTAGCTTTGAAAAAACATCAGAGAAGTTGAACTTCAGAACTTCCTTAACCAAGTCAAAGATAACGCCATATCGTCCGGCAAACTCTTGGTCAAAGTTGATTGTAGCTGTACCCTTGGTAACACCAGACAACAGTTCCTTGATAAGTGCTACAACATCCACTTTATCAAACTGTTCAATTAGCACAGTGATAGCAGCAGACAATACAGCTTCTTGTGCATTCTCATCTTGTGATGCCTTTTGCAATTCCATAAAGGAAGGGCCAAGCAGCTTCATTAGCTTCACTTCAATGCCAAGCCCCTTGGTTGCAAGGAATTGAGTGATTTTATAATCGACGCCATCAATGTGGACATCAAGTTGTTGAATCGCCATGTTAGTTTGTTTCCTGATTTAATAGATTAGATCAGTGAGGGACGTAAACTCAAGTGTGTTAACAACAAACTGCCATTCAGTGTCATTTGCTTCTGCTTCTCTGATAAGATCAGGGGCTGATACAATATAACCTGTAGACGAAATGTTTGGTGCTGTTCCACTAGAGCCGCTGCTGCTCACCACTTCAACTCGCAAGAATGAGTTGGCATTTACCTCGGACGAGGCGTATAGACGTTGCAAGACTTGATTGCTTTCGCTTGTCTGCAACAGTTTGACAATGAGTCTAAAAGGACGGGCAAATTGCTTCACCCTTGCGGAATAGATTGGGTCAATCCCGTCTACATTCTTGTAGGCGTCATTCCCCCTATTCACACGAATTGATGTAACACCTGTCAGAGCGTATCCACCAATGATAACGAAATTCTGTGAAGGATCATATACGGTAGAGGACATATTATAAACTCCTCACTATTCGTACAAGATTGCGGCTTCCTTCGTATGCCGTTTGCAACAATGAAATAACAGCTACGGCTTCTGTAATGCCTGATAAATCTTCAGCATTACCGCCAATGATACACTCAACATCATTGCACATAAACACCCATTCTCTTGTGGCCAGTGATTGCCCAAACTCCAACTCGGGTAGTTGTTCAATCCAGACATCCTTGGCAAAGAACATTGTTGTTCCACTATTATCCTTGATAATCAGAGGAAGGTATTGCAACTCTTTAATGTCTGAACTAAACAACAGTTTTTGAACACCATTAAGTAGGTCATTGCTTTCACTGGATTGAGCCAAGAAGATGCTCACTTGCCATTTGCTGTACTTCTGCTTGGTAACAGAAACACTTCCATCCATTGCTCTTTTGCTTGTGTAGATTGGGTCGATTCGGTTTATCCTGACAACATTGTCAGAACTAAAACCTTCAATCGGCACACCAGCAAATGTAATGCTAATGTCGCTAGGGGAATATGTATACACTCTTTCCTTCTCCTTAGATTAGGGTGGGGAATCCTTTCCCCTTATTGTTATTCCCTAGAAACTACTTAGGCTTGCCATTCCGAAGGAACAACACCACCAAGCAATTGAATAGCAGCAACATCTTCAGGAGAGATGAGCGAGTTACCACCAATGATGTCATCCATCTGCGTGCAATGGAAAACCCAATCGCGGTTGTTCAAGCTATTCCCATATTGACTGTTAGGCACAACACCGATATAGGCTTCCTGAGCAAACGCCACAGAACGACCAGAGCCATCCTTAACAGTGAGAGTGAACAAACCAGAGCTATTCTTGCTTGCCTTGTCGTTCAGATACAGCATAGTGAGAATATCGTTGGAAGCACTGCCTTGACCAAGAGATACAGTGACCTTACCGGAAGTGTTGGCCTTGTAAACACGAGTTGCAATGTTATCAACACCAGTCACATGCTCATAGGTTTCACTGTCGCGCTCAACGTTAATGTGGCTGTCTTCAGCATAGCCAGCAATAACGTGAATAAGATCAGTAGACTCTTGGGAAATTACAACATTAACGTCAGACGGAGAATACGTCGAAGTACGAGTAGATGCCATTTTCTTTATTCTCCTTATTAAGCAGTCACGGTGCCGGTGATGCCATCAACGTACATAATTGCACCAGCAAGGCGGGCAGTGAATGTAACGTCAGGCAGGACACGAGTAGCGCGAACAGCAGGCGAAATGTTCAACACATTCGGAACACTGACAACAGGGGCAGGACTATCGGCCAAGCCGCCAACTTGAATACCTTCAGCCAGCACACGGCGAATCTCACCCTCAATAACAGCAGCACCCTTACTGGTGTAACCAATCTTCTTACTGTTAATCTGCTGGAACCAAATACCTTCTTGAATACGTGCTTTCAGCCAGAAGCAGAAAATTATCACGTCAGCCCATTCAGAACTTGCCACCTTGCCACCAATAACAACATCGCGGCCACCAATGCTGGCTTCATAAGTAGAGCCATTCTTGCCCTTGATGTAATTAGCTTCAGAGCTAGACAGCGTGTCAGCGACAATGCCAGAGAGTGTTTTGTAGCACCAGTGATTAGAACCGGGTTGTTGTGGAGCAAAATAACCAACCCAAGCACATTCGATGAAATTAGTATCAGCAGCAGCATTCCAGATATAGAATGTGTTGTCGTAATTCAGAGCCTTCACTTGGCTGAAAATATCAGACGTAGATGAAGTTTTCACACCACTGGCTTGACTGGAGAATACATACACCTTCTCAAGCGTTTCAATAGCAGCAGCAATATCCAGAACGTCAGCATCAACATGAGATTCAGTAGACAACACAAACCATGTGTCATTCAGATTCTGAACAGCAGTGATGGTGTCCGCCCATTCTTCAGTGGCAGCATCATTAGCAGCCGACAGGTTGGTGCTAAGGGCTTTCAGTTCATAGCCAGTGCCAGAGACAGAGGGGGCAATGGTGATAGTGGTGGTTCCACCGACAGTAAGACCTGTAACACCGGCAGAAGTGATTGCAGCCCGCAGACCATCACAAATCTCAGTAGCTGTAGCACTGCCATCAGATGTGAAGCTAATAGCCTCCCCCTCCAACGTGAACGAGTAAACAGCAGAGTTTGCAACTGTCGGAGTGATCGTCACGCCCGGAACTTGGCGACGACCAACAACAATCTTATCAAGCCCTTGATCTTGGGCAAAGTATTTCTGAGCCGCCTTATACACATTGGATGTACTGGCAAAGTCAGCAGCCACTTCAGTAACGCTGTTATATTCTTTTGCACGTTCTGAAAAGGCAGTGTGTGCAGCAATAAAGCAAGGGACTGCAAACGAAGCCCGCTGCACTGTAGCAGTTTCACGATTAATCGTGATGCTGATCAAATCATTAAGAACAGTCATGTTCTATCTCTCTCCTAAAAAGTTAATGTTACAGGCAACGTACCGTCTACATTATTGGCTTCAGTTAATGTCCCATTTATCTCCCCGTCATCAATCGAATCAAATGTGACAGTGAGGTGTTTGTCATAAGCCAGTGACAAATCAATAGTAGAAATGGAATAGATGTCTGTTTCTCTTTTTTGTTGTGAACGCCTATTGGGACTAACACGTAACACGCTCAATCCGTTGTCAGCAAACAACTGTCTGTAATAAACGCTTTGCATCTTCAAGCTGAAATCTTCAGCATAATTGGCTGCATTTGTATTACTGCCACCAGACTGTTTGTCCTTACCAACAAACACAAACCTAACCAATGCTTCGTAAGGCTGGCACATGATTGTCTGTCTTGTATTGAAATTCACATGGACACTTTCACTACTCATCCCAACAGGTGTTTCAGACACAATGAATATGCGGCAATATGGCGTAGTTGGTTCAACACCGTTCTGTAAATCAAGGTAAGCAGTGATACCAGAAACAGTAGCTGTAAAAGCTGTGTAGATGCTATCTTCTGTTGTGGTGAATACATTACTTGTCACTTTAGACATTATGCTTTCTCCTTACGAACAGCCAATGCCATGTAATGATCTAGTACACCAAGATTGTAGAAATTAATCTCCCTAACTTCGTACACATCGCCATTCCAAGTAACTTCATCCCCTTTCAGCAATCCACTGCCTTCTTGGCTTGTCCTTACAGATTGTGCTATTCCGTTAGTCAGGATGACAATACTATATTTACTTCTATCCCCTTCTGGGAGAAGTTTAGTCATCTTACCTTGGATGTTCGGTTGGATGTTACAAGCAACAGTGAAGGCTGTAGCAGAGCCGTCAAGCCACCTACCATTAACGTAGCTTCCAGCCCGCCTAGTAAATGTGTATGTACTTTTTCCTACGGATAGAAACAAAGGAATTGTCATTTAATCTCCACCTCCTTCTTTCGTTGTCCATAAGCATCTCGGTTTACAATCTTGGCTGTAATGTTGTCGAACATGAAAGATGTATCGTGCAAAATGCGCGTCTCTGGTGACTTCTGTTCCAGTGTCAGTGCTGCGTTAGGTTCAAAGTTTTGTTCACCAATAGTATCCTGTACACTTTCAACCAACCACTCTCCCATTGCCACCATATTCTTTTCTTGCTTTCCTTGAAAGGCATTCATAAACACAGCAGGAGCAGATTGCCTTACAAACCATTTAGCTTTAGCAAGAGACTGCGTGAAGAAAGGGCGAGGTGGGGAATATGTTCCGTTGGGTAGGGTGAATCCATTCTCATTCATCCATGCAATGTCAGCTACATACTGTCCGCCTCTGCCACGCGGATCATCTGACGGATAAACAGCTTCGTTTACAAACCCGTATTCAATCTCTTTCTGATTCAAGTCCTGCAAGCGTTTCCACAGATCGTCCAGCCCCTTCCACTCCGTCTTTACTTCATATCCTAACTTTGTGCTTTTAGGCATGATTAGAACCCTGCTGTGCTATCAGTCCAGATTTCTTTATTGAAATAATCAGGTGTTCCACTGTCTGTTGTTACACCGCGATAAATCTTTGGCGATAGCGTATCGTTATCATCGTTGTTCGCTTGCATATCACTACGACTAATGCCACCAGCATACGGTGTAAACTCAACATCATAGATCGCCGGATTTGCAAGAGCGAGTTTAAGTGCTTGCATGTAGTTATTAAATGTATCAGCACCATACACCTCGCACATATAAGCACGTTCACGACGCATTTTAGCCAAGGAGAAGAGAATTATGGGCATTAATTCTCTTGCTGTACGTTTCTCATTCCCGTTGTTTTTGTCTAGGTAGTATTCATATGTAGCATCGTCAAGGAAAACCAATGTTGTATCAATGTCCCCGACCGAGATTCTGACACGATCCACGGCACTTGTTGCAGGCGATCCTGTATAGGCCATGCCAATTCTCCTTTGTTTTGTTATTCTATTGTTCAAATACACTCTTTGAATACATTTGAACAATAGCCCCCGAAGGGGCTAAAGCTATTCAACCAATGATTAGGTCGAAGAGTACAGACGCACGATTACAGCCGGTTTGCGGGCCACGGCCAGCAGGTTCATTTCCGAGCGGATGATGACAGAGCCATCAATCGGGTCACGGTGAGTGAACAGGTAGCTTTCTTGACCAATTGTGTTTACATGGGACATAGTTCCAGCGGGCGAAGCGTACACACCGAAAGCATCCATCGTGCCACGAGGCACCAGACGAGCTTCGTTAGCAGTCATAAACACAGTGCCACCGAAATCAGTACCACGATATTCGATGAAGCGCACACCACCATATTCAAACACACGAGTACCCATCGGCAACGAAGAGTCCAGACGCTGGCGCAGCGGCTCTTGCGTGGAAGAGTAGTAGGTGTAGGCAGCTTGCACCTTGGCGTGCTTAATCAGGTTGCTGAAGAAGCCCGGCGAGCAGAAAGCGTCAAAGCCGGTAGACACTTCACCGCCTGCAAGCAGGTTATCGATGATGTGGGCAATACCTTCTTCCACTTTACCCATGATGTCCGTGGTGGCAGTACCAAACACGAAATCAATTTCCTTACGGGTGATACCAAACTCGGTGTAGAAGTTGGTAGAGATGGTGCCATTCGGGGAATAGACAGTACCATCAGCCAGCAGTTGAGCAAATGCCTTTTCCTTCAGTTGCATGTGCGACATGCGGATACGTTCAATCTTGCGAGCCAGAGCCAGAGCTTCTTGTTCCGGCTGATCATTCGTGCCATAGGCAGAACGAGATTGAATATCTTCCGGCTTCAGCACATCATCCAGCGGGAAGTGGGGGACGTTGAAGGAATACAGCTTACGCACATAATCCTTGGAAACGTTGTTACGCTCACCACGAATCCGGTCAACCATAACAGCGCCAGATTTGGTGATTTGTTCCATGCTAACTACCGGGGTGGTGACCCCTTCGGTAGACGGGAAAATACCCGATTGAGTGATAATGCCCCACTGATTCGGAATCAGGTTGATTTCAGGGGTGCGGTCAATGATCTGAAAAGCGTCGGTGTACGACCTTACAATAGCCATTCTCTAGTTCTCCTTGTTATTAGATTTGAGCTTCAGCAATGATGCCGACAGCAGCCATTTGAGCGTACAGAGCATTCTTCTCAGCAGCAGTGTTGATAGACGCGCCAAGCGTCAAACCTTCCTTGGCAACCATAGCCGGGCCACGCTCCAGAATCAGGACAGTGGTGTCAGTGGTGGCGGCAACAGAAGTGTCAATACCCAGACCGTTAGAAGCACCGATATAAATACCAGCGAAAGCGGCAGAGCCGTCCGAAGCAGTGTTTTCCAGAATCTTGTACTTTTCAGTACCAGTCACGGTGATAGTGAAGGTGTCACCAACGATAAAGTCGGCAGAGCCGTCAGCCAGCGTGAAAGCCAGACCATTGCCAACGAAAGCCGAAGCTACGTTACCAGTACCGATGACAGAGCCACTGGAGTTCAGCAGTTCAAAGGCACCGGCGTTGCTAGAAGCAACAGTGATACGCAGAACATATTGACCAATCTTGGCGTGAGACGAAACGGTGATGCTACCCATCGTACCGTTACCAGTGTTGGCACCACCAGCGACAGCAGCAGCAGAACCGCTAACCAGTGTCTTGCCCAGAACAGTGCCGGGGGTGTAGGTCTTAGCACCAGACTCGTATGCAGTTACAGCCTTACGGCAAAAACCCATTTCGCGTTCAAATTCATACTTCAGTACATCACCCAACCGCTTAGTTTCAGTAGCTACAAGAGCGACCATATTAATTCTCCTTGTGTGTTATTGTAATTACTGCTTCTTAGCAGCATACTTGGCCTTAATGATGGCCGCAGTCTTGTCTTCTTCCACCGGGTCAGCATTGCTACCAGCGAATCCCTTTTCGGCAAAAGCCTTATCTTCATCAACAGCCTTGGTTTGCAGCGAAGCAACAACCGTAGCAAACGCCTTGTCATCCAGAGCAGCCAGCGACACATGCAGCGTAGCGGCTTGATCTTGGTCAACGACAGCTTGCAGAGCAGCCATACGCTTGTCGGACGCTTCCTTGGCAGCAGCAGCTTGCATTTGAGCAATCTGTTCCTGAGCAGCAGCTACAGCTTTTTGCAATTCAGCGGCTTGAGCTTGAGCAGCTTCAAACGCTTCATTCTGAGCTGTCAGAGCAGCAGCCAGTTCAGCATTCTTGGCTACAGCAGCTTCAAAATCTGCCTTGAGCGAAGCAACAGCTTCTTGTTCAATGACATCAGTAGTCATGTTTTTATTTTCCCCTTTAGATTTGAAAGAGAATCGCATAGGTTTCTCCACTAGGTCAGCTAGATAGTTACTAAAATCTTCTCGTGTCATCACCTTATCAGCGAAGCCAATACCAATGGCATCTTGTGCCAGTAGAACTTTTGCTTGAGTAGATTTAACAACACCTACGTCGATTCCCCGCATATCCGCAACATACTCAGTAAACTGTTGATATAGAGCATCGACTTTATATTGGATGTCAGCAAGGAAATCTTCCCTGAAGCTACCATCCTCTTTGAAAGGAATCTTACTGTCGCCAGCATAGATGTAAGTGTCTTCAACACCTGCATTATTCATGGCCTTGTTCATATTCCTAAGTTTTACAACAACACCAACACTTCCCAATTCAGCATCAGGATTTGCGATGATTTCGTGTGCAGCGACGGACAGACCAAACGCAGCAGAGGCACTCAGTCCGTCAACATATGCAACAAGTTGAATGCCTTTCTCATCGGCTTTCTTGCGAAGATAGCGACCCGTTTCCGTCATCCCGTAAGCCATTCCTCCGGGACTATCTACATCCATGACAATCGTTCTAGCGCCCATGCTGCACAGCTTATCGAAGTCATCCACAATCTGTTGATATGAACTATTCTGTTCGCCACACATTGCTTCATATTCGATATATGTAAGCGGGCCGCTAACGCTCAAAACACCAACTTGGGTTTCAGCGACGTATTGTACGTTCCGTTCTTTTGGTTTCTTTTCCAACTGCACAGCAAGTTCTGCATGATTGTTTCGATCATCCAGATAAGTAAACACTCGCTCAAGAGATGCCGGAAGCATCAAATGAGGGGTGTTGTATAGGATGCTTGTCAACCTTAACAACTTCCCCATTATTGTATTTCTCCTTTATCCCTTGTTATCTGTGTTCATGGCGCTGTTATCATCTTCGGAAGCAGATTCTGCTGTACCGTTTAATCCACCAGTAGAAGTGTTCATGCCATCACCGCTTCTTGATGTTGGCTTACCAAGCAAGACATTCAATTCCTCTTGATCCATGTCATCTTCAACTTCGTCCGGTAAACCCAACACTTCAGCAATATGATTAACATTGCCCGGAGTAGGTGCAATCAAACCAACAGCTTTAATACGCTGAATAGCCTTACTGAATGCCTCTAGGTCTGTCTCATCCAAATCTCCATAAACAAACTTAGGCAGCTCAGTATCGCGCCAACCATTCATTTTATAGAGCCAAGGAATGAGGTCATTATTCAGAACATCTTGGATTTCTTTGAGACGGGCCTCAATAGCCATAGCCATCATGTTTGTCTTACTGTCTGCTAGACTATAGCTACCAACAGCATCTTGTCCTAACCACATCTTCGCAACAGGTCGTTAATCTGTTGCCGGGAAACATTAAAATGTTCCGCAGCTATATGTTTCCATATAGAGGAGACTATATCACAACCTTATTTCTAAGGTTCTCGCCGTTTCGAGCCACTTGGCCCTACGAGCTTTCGCTCTAGTCGTTTCACATTTACCGATACACCGTCAATCTTAAAATTTGTATTTGTCCGAGATGATGTTCCAGCGCCGCCTGCTACGAATATCACATATCAGGTTTGCTGTAACTGCTTCACTTGTAGCAGCCTTTTTTATCTCAGAGTTTGAAAGCCCGTTTTCCATTTGTCGGCATATCCAGTGGATTGTATCTTCACTTGTACGTTTAGCGCGTTGACGATTAACGTCATATTTAGAAGATATTTCAACCCAAGTAATACCTGCACGAATACTCGCAGGGATATGTTTCTTTATGCCAAACTCTTTTGCAATCTCACAATTTCTCCAACCGTCTTGCATCTTTTTACAAATGTCGTGGACTTGGCTGTTTGTGAGGACTGCGGAATGGTGGTTCTCGTGATAGTTATTATTCAGGCCGGTTTCTCTGGCGTGTTTAATATTGTATGCAGGAGTACACCATTCAAGGTTTTCTACTCTGTTATCTCTTTTGTTTCCATTTTTGTGATTGACATGCGGCAAGTTTTCTGGGTTTGGGATAAACGCCTCAGCAACAAATCTGTGTATATTCTTCCGGTAGACACTACCGTCAAGATTATAAATTCTTTGTTTATAGTATTTATCACCAGCACCACCTGAATGTGGTGTCAGCAACTTACCGTGTCTGAACATCTCGCCAAGTTCGTTGACGAAGAATCCATCAGATTTTTCAATGTATTTCATAACTACCTCCTACTGAAGTTCGGAGACAGTGTATCGGATTTAGCTCAGGATTGTCTTCGGCTTTACCCGGTCAGAGTTTCCCTGAATTAGACGAGTTTGCAATGCTTGTCACCAAGCAAGGGCGCTTATATGTTAACGCAGGACATCCGCAAATAATGCGGTTAACATCTTGTTATCCCACCTCAGGATAGCTTGTTGGATGTGTTGTGCAGTTGTATTGTTGACAGAAAGCAGTTCAAAATCGAACATCTTGTTCCGCCCTTCGTCATACATGAGCGGCATTACGATACCTGTTTGCTCATTCATCTGAAGGTTGCGAACCATGTTCTTGTAAAAAGAATACACAGCCTTGTCAGAGTCACTAGCATCATCTGCCATATATTTTGGATGCAGCCAGACAATCGGAACACCATTAATGTTCTTACTATAACCAACAGCTTCAATCTCTTCCAATTCCTTACGGAAGCGATAAGCAATGTAGCAATTGCTCAGTGGCGATGTACCCTCTGGATTATCCTTTGTAGCATCAGCACGGAACAACATAAACCTGTCACGAGGAATGAATACAGCCGTACCGCTATCAATATAGCGCACATATCCATCAGTGTTAGTTACTGTCTGTTCCAAGCCAATTAAGTCTCGTCCATCTTCACTAAACACCCACTTGGTAATGGTATCTTGTGCGCGAGGAGCCAACTTACGCAAGCCAACAAAGCCGTCATTGTACTTACTGCCGTTGACGTATCTACGCCTGCGCGGAACCTTCTCAATAACGGAGTGACCAAAGGTGAGGTAGGTTAGGCATTCTTTGATGAACTGGAACCAACTTCCCTCCATGTCGTGCATGACAGATTCGATATATTCAGCACGCAGTTTTTGTTGGTCTGTGGCATCATCACATGCTTCAACATCCCATTCAACGCGGCTAATCATCAACTCATAGGCTTTGAGAGCGGCAGAGATGGTGGTGTCCTTACGCATCTCTTTGTACGTTTTCAAGCTGTCAGGCCACCGCAGTTCACGCCTAGCCTCTTCGTACACAATACCGCTACTAATCTTCAGTCCACTATACCCCACCTCACTCATTTTCATACGAGGGATGGGGGAGCCATCAGAAGTTAGCTGACTGAAATCTTCATTTTCTTCCATTTCAGCCATTGGCTGTTCTCCTGTTAAATGTTAATGTGTTCATAAGCCGTGGCGTTTATGCGAAGGGCATTTATGCAAAGCCAAAACGACTTACACCGGACATATCTGGAGGGGTGAATGTTGGGATGGAAATACCAGAGGCTAGCATTGAATGTGCATCGCCACATGTGTCCACAATATCATCCTTGACACGCCTACTTCCGTCGAATGCCTCTAGCTCGTTGATAAACTCATCGTTCCATTCTCCGGCAACCAGCTTTACACTACCACTCTCACATGAAGCACAGAACGGGGCAAAGCGTTGAACCTTTGACTTTGATGTATGTTTTGATTTAGAATAGAAACCATGTTCAGCTAAATCTCTTACAAGGACTGAAGCATATTGCTTGCCAGCACTTCCGGGGTCTTGAGGTACAACAATCATTACATCTTCGCCATCGGCTTTTGCAGTTTCAAGCATCTTCTGAAACACTTCTCCGTGTCTAGCGCGAAACCTAACTACATCTTCGACGTAATACATCCCGTATTTATCTTTAGACATTAATGTGCCGACTGTCCAGTCTGGGTCGGGCATTAGGTCGGATGGAAGGGAACCACTAATATCCCACGCTCTTACTTTCTTAACCACATTAAGTGGTGGCACTGGAACAATCTCGCACCATTCTTTCTTCCAGTAACCACTGCCTTCAAGCTCTGCATCCCAACATCCATGCAGGTATTTTGCCTGTTCAATCTTGCCCATCGCAAGCAAGTTACCAATATATTCTGGTTGCGCTTCCATCAGCGGTGGATTATCGTAAATATTAGCGGAAATAAATACCACGGAAGTTGGGATACATTCATCTGGGTTGGGATAGCTTTTGGAATGTTCTGCAATCAATTCTTCTGCTGTATCCGCCCAATACATCTTTCCGCCAAGGGGAAGGTAGTACCTCTTCACCCCATCTCGATCTTTTCGAGGAAACCCGTCAGAATCTAACCACCAGTCGGTCCACTTTCTGAGGAATGATTTCTTTTCCGGGTTACAAGTAAGCATCATCCTTGGTCTAACTTCAGGGCATTTCGGATTACGATTACGACCCCGCAAGTATGTTACTTGTGTTTCAGTGTATTGTTGAGCTTCATCAACCAAGATTAGATTCGCTTGCAAGCCCTGAAAGTTGTCTTTATCCTTTTCGTACTCAAAGTGCTGCAATGCAATCAACGCACCACTAGAAAACTTGAACTGTTTTGTCTGGGAGTTATAACGAACTTTCGGGTCTACCTTACGAAACAAATCCATAGCTGTATCAAGAACACCACCAACACCTGTTAATTGTGGTGTTGTTCTACGAGTAATCACACCACGGAAAGTAGGGAGGTGAATGTACTGTAAGTATTTCATAATCCCCAAGTACGTCTTGCCCGCGCCCATCGCGCCACCAAAAATTGTAACATCGGCATCTGACTCAAGAAACATCTGCTGTTTTCGACTTTTAGGGCCGATTAATTCTTTCTGTTGTTTTACCATGCTAATCCTTCTAGGATGTGGCATCCTTGCCAGTACTAATCAATCAGTGATTTCTACCTCGTATTTTGTTAGTGCATCATAAACCCTTTCGTCAACTTCATCCTTAAACTTGTTTGCAATAAGTTTTATTTGTGCCTCTTTTGCTAACTTGTATGCAAAAAATGCCTCCTGTGCATTTTCAAAATACCCGAGATGCCTGTGTTGACCTTTCTTGCCTGTCAACAACCTAGCTCGGTACTTTCCAACTATTTTAACAAAGTCAACGCCTATAGGTAGCTCACCCCTAGCATTATTGCTTTTTGTTAGTATTGCGTTGACATCTTTTGGCACGAATACACAGACATTCTGAGTATATATTTTATTATTTTTTAATAAAATATCTTTATCAAGTTGCCATCCAACATTACCAAATCCTTTCTGTGAAATACACCAATCATGAAAATAAGTGTAATCAAGGAATTCGTCACTAACCTTACAATCTGCATAGCTTGGGCCAATATTTTTTCTATCAAAACATCTCTGCAACATCGAAATCCATAGTGTATATTGTTTGCACTTAGATGTCCTTTCTCTGCTGTTCCTTGCTACACCGAAAACCAACCCACTCATAAAATTCTTCCTCTCTCTACAAAGGGTCTACTGATAAAATAAGAAGCGGAGGGGTATGAGTAGAGCATACCTTTCGGGGGCCATCCTATCCGCTAATTCTTTGTGTATCCTATAAAAGAAGAATAACACCACTTTTCCATCTGTCAACTGTTATTCGTTACATATTTTTAATGAAGGGGAACGTATACACATCTCACTAAACCCTATTGGCTCATCAACAACCTCCCCAATAACAGGAAGGCTCTTATTTGATGCACAACCAGAAAGGATTATTGCCAGCCAGATAGCTCGTGCCATTTCCCACCTTTCATAATGTATTGCCATTCATAGGGGAGAGCGGACGGGGACATTGGCCAGTGATAACGATTATCAAGGATATACCCACC